TTTTAGTGCTTGACCAACACTATTTGTATCAAATACTCTTAGCTGTAATTTATATGTTTTATTTACTGTAGTTGTTATTGCCTGATAAGCTGCATAATCATTTAATCTTAATCTGCCATTTCCTGTGCTAGTGTATGCTGCACTTCCTGCTCCAGCAATTGTAGTCCAACTATTTATATTTGAAGTAAATTCTCCATTTGTAACTAATTCTTTTGGTTGTAAGAAAAAAGATTCAAAATCAACTTTACGCATATCTGATTCAAATGAATATTCTTGAGTTCCTGCTGTTGTAGTTGTAGATGCAGTTGTATGCAATGCAGGTATTTCTCCAGCTTCATTATAAATATCATGCACAGATTTATTAACAAAATTTTTAACAGACGTTTGTATTCCTCTACTTGAACTAAATGTTGTGCTTGTTAAAGCAACTTCATTTAATTCTTGTAATACATTGTTAGCTAAAGTTAAATAAGTTGTACTCATGTTTATTCTGATTCCTTGTTGTTATCATGTACAAAATTCTCACATCTAATTAATAGTCTTTTAATGCGAGCTTCTGCATCTTCTATTTGCTTCTTTAACTCTTCGTTTTGTCTTTTAAGAGCAACTGTATCAGATTTATACTCTGATATAATTTCAAGAAGTTGATTTCGTTTTTGATAGCTCATTGAGCATTACAGCAATCTGATCTAATTTATCAGTTTGTGCTGCAACTTTATCTTCTAAGTGTTTTAATCTTTTTAAAGCACCCTCATTATTACCACCTAAATAAATCTTTCTTGGTCCTGTTACACCTTTTTGCTTATATGTTAAATCGTATGTAGCCATGTTTTTTCCTTTATTTATTTATTAATTATGAGAGGATTAAATAAGGGGGATATAAATACCCCCCTTAAGTTATTACTTATTATGATACGTCTGTATCGTGAGATGCCGCAGTATTATGATCTGTTTCATCTACACCTGAGATGTCACACATAATTGCGTATACTCTTATTTTACCTGCAGACGAAGCTGCTGATAACATAAGTAAGTCTAGGGTATCAGCTGATGCTGCTACGTGTCTTGCTGTAGCTGTTGCTGCTGAGTATCCTACTTCTTTTGCATCACCGTCAACATAAATGTCAACGTCACCGCCAGTTATACCTAAGTCTACTGTTACTGAGTTTGATAATTGAGTAAGTATCTCAATACCTGCTTCCATAACGATAGTCTCTGCTGGAATTGCAATTGCCTGAAGTACATCATTTGTTGCTGAACCTGCATCTCCATTTAACTGTGCAATGTCGATCGTATTTTCTACCATGTAAGGTGTTCTACCATTAGACGGATGTCCTGTAGTACCACCAACTCCTGTTACTGTATAAGTTGCCATATCTAGTTATCTCCTTCTAATTAACCTATTGTGATAACACCAGAGTAAACTGCTTCTGTTCTTAGAACTTTTCTTCCAAAAACGTGCAATCCTCTAATGATATCTGAAAATGAATCAGGATCTCTGATAAGTTCTGTTTTCGCAATATGGTTTGCAGTTGCTACTGCGCCTTGGTGACCATAAAGGAAAGCATACTCGTTAGAGCCTGCTGATCCAAATGTTTTGTTTGCTGCTGATCCGCCTGATACAGCTATTGCATTAGTAGAGTACATTCTAAAACCAAATAAAGGTCTGTCTGTAATCATACCATTTCTCATAGCTGAAGCTGAGCCATCTGCCATAACAGATTGGTCAACTACTTTAGCGCCTGCTTTTCTAAGTTGTTGATAGAAAGCTGGTGGCGCAACGAACCATCTATTTTCTTCTGGTACATCTGCACCGTCAAGAACTGTCTTAGCTGCTGACATAATGTCTGTTAGTGTGTCAACTGCTGCATCACCATCGATAGGTGATCCGTCAGTACCTGTAGCTGAAGCATTTGTAGATGCTCCACTATAGATTGCACTTAGGACATTGAAGTCATAGTTCTTTTTAAGTGCGTAAGCACCTGAAGAAGTTGCAAGAGCTTCGAAATTAACATGTGATTGTCTTTCTTCGATGTCATCTACTTTAAACGCAAAGTACGAACCTTGGTCGACTGTCAATTGAATTTGATCGTCTGCAAGTGTTTCTGTGTTTACTGTTTGACCTCTAGCGTAGTCATTCACTGTAATTGTCGGCTCTTTGATTATGTTTACTGTATCGCCAAAATTTTCAATTTCTCCAGCGTAATCAGTGTTTGTTATATCTTCAACAACTGATGCACGTCTGAAAAATTTTTGAACCTTCTGACTATAAATTGCTGGAGCCCAATTACCTGACGGTAAATTTTGGTAGCCAGCTGCTTTTCCCATTGTTGCCATAATGTTTGCCTATTGTTTATAGTTATTGTTAAGGTTGTATTCTTCCTTCTCTCATGGCTTCATCGATTTGTGTTTCGTTCTTTTCAAACTCTCTTCTAGTCATCTTACCAATTTCAGCATTAGACCAAATTTTCTTTGTGGGAATATCTGCATCTGTTGCTTTTTTAGTTTTAGAAATTGCTTTAGCGGCTTCTTTTTTAAGATCTTTACTTTCCTGTTTACTTAAACTACTAATGCCCTTGTCCATTTTATATAGATCAATTGCTCTAGCAGCTAATGTAGAGTTAGTTGTATTTTCATATAACCAACCTTGAATTGTAGGATCTTGTTTTCCAGCCCATTCGTGAAAGTCTTCTTCTTTTCGTAAGTCGACAAAATCAGGATGAACTTTTAAAAGTTCTACTTCTGCTTTTTCTTTTGCAATTTGTTCCTGTTGAACTTGAAGATTTTGGTATTTATCCTCCATCTCTTTTGCTCTAGTATCAGCCTTTGTCATAGCAATGGTTTCAACCATTTCATAAACATCGGGATACTCCTTTCTCCAAGCATCTAATTCTTCTTTGGATTTAGGTGGTACAAATTGTTTTGTAGATGATTCTAATTGAGTTCTCAAAGTTCTAACTGCATCTTTGTGCTTTGAAAGAGTAGAATCATAGTGTCTTTTTAAATCGTCATAACGCTTCTTAAAGACTCTATCTTCTGCATTCTCAGGGCGTTCAGTTGAAGGAGTAGCTTTTTCATCGGAGCTTGCAATTTCTTCAGATGTTTTGGTGTCCTCTTGAACGGTTGCTGTTTCTGCTTTTTCTTGATGAAACTTATTTAATTCACCTTTAGCAAATGCTTCTACCTCAGGATCATTTTCTTCATCCCTTTTCTTTTGGTACATTTCTTTGCCTTCAGGCTTCTTAAATAGTTTCGGTTTAGGTTCTTTTACTTCAGGTGAAGTATTAGATTCCTGCTTATCGTTTTCCATTATTTTTTTCCTCTTAGGTTGAGTGCCTTATGGATAAGGGTAGCTCTAAACTTGTTCCATATTTTGTGGGCTAGTCATTAAACCTGCAGTTTCTGTAGGTTGACTAGGTGGCACAGTTTCTTGTTGTGTTTCCATCGGTTCGGTACCACTAAGCACTTCAGTCATAAAATTATTTATAGCTTCTTGCTCATTGTTACCTCCGTATTTTCTCATTGCAAAATTACTTGCAACGGAAAGCGGTATTATAATGTTAGGTTCATTACTACCATAAGCATCCATTACTGGTTTAAACTCAGGTATAATTTTCTCTAACGCTTTTCTAACTGATGGGGATAAAACAGATTGTATAACTGTCTGATCCTCATCAGTTAATTTTTTTGCTCTTTCTGCAAACTCTAATTCCATAGGAGTTGCTTCAGGAGATTCTGTATTAACAGGTTCTTTAGCAGGCATAGGCTTAGCTTCAGGCTTAGCTGCTGGAATAGCACTTAAGTCTGGTGCATTTGGTACATTTGGTTTTTGATTTACTGCACCTGTTGTAGATACTTTACCTTGCATATTATCTATTGCCATTTTCTATTTCCTGTTTTTGTTTTTTAAATTGTTCATCATCTGAAATCCATTCTAAATCTTTATAATTATTTGTTAGATCCATTAAAAATGTTTTTACATTACTTTCAACTAATTTCATATTATGATATTTTGTATATCTTTTATGTAGTGAAACACTACCTGTCATAGAATAAATTAATTCCATATTATATTTTCTTGCTAAATTAAATATTTCTGCAATACAAATGTTTAAACCCTTGTGTATACTTTTTATACTTGCTGTTTTATCTGCAACAATCCATTCCATTACAGAGAAATTAGAATCGATACATCTATATAAACCTCCAGCACATACTGGAATATTATTTTCTTCTACTATTATCCCATCAGGTGGTAAACATTTTTTAGGTACTATACCAAACTCATGCTGAGTCCACCATTTAACTAAAGTGTCATAATCTTTTTCAAGATTCCACAATCTAAATTGCATTTAATATATTTTTATTTTGTTCTTGTAATTCTATTGAGTGATTTTTCCAGTTATTAAAATATTCATCACC